TTGGTTGAGGTCCTACAAAAGTTTCTATTATCCCATATCTAAACCTTAATACATTATCTAAAGATAGTGAAGATGTATTTTCAGAAGGGGTGAGACTTCCTGTGATTACAAAATTATCTGTAAAAGAACCAGATTTATATAAATACATCGAGTTATTTTCAGTAAGTGCATCGGTTTGGCCAGAACCTGAAAATTCTCCTGCATAATTAAAATCAAAAGATTTTAAAAGATAACCTTTATTCATTTTAACCCTATGGTGTCCTTTTAAGTTTGTTTGAATTGATTCATCTATAACTTTTACAAAAGCTTTTTTACCCGTAGGGAAGTCATTTGTTATAAATCTATGGAATTCATTAAAGGGTTCTGTAGTTTTATCTAATATTTGGATTGTATTATCTTGGGGATTGACTATTAAAATTTTATTAATCCCAACATAAGAATGATTTTTTATTGTAGCAAATTGTTCATCTTCTGTACCTCCTATAACTGTGTTAGCTATATAAATAGCAGTTGATTGGTTAGTAAGAACAGGTAATGTTTGATAACTTTCATCTCCTACAGTAAATTTATTTATTTGGGCTGCTGTAAGTTTTGATCCTTCATATCTTGAATTTTTCCATGCTTTTTGATCTACCAAGGCATCATCAAACTCTGCTGTTAATTGTCTTCCACTAAAACTATGTGAAACTGATCCTAAAGGTCCTGGAGATATGTAATTTTCGTTGTAGGGCATATTTAACTGTTTAAATAAAACTCAGTATATTTATAATACTTATTAGATTTTCTTCCTGATGGTACATTTCCTAATAAAACAGACGATTCATGTGCTATGTAATTTGAAGGTTTAGTACCAGTGTAAGGTTTAATGGGTGCTTGGGATGATTGGTTATTTTCCCTATTAGGATCTTTTCCAAAAGGATCTAAATGATCATCATAAATATGAATTGTACCATTAGTACCTTTATCTAATCTTCTACCTTTACTTGAAGTAGTAAAAGATAAATTATCCACACTAACTACACTAGAATCATTTAAAGAATAAATAGAACCACTATAATAATTTAAATTAATAGAGGTTTCAATATTTTGATGAGTACCAGGTATAGCTGTTTGGGCATCAGATCTTACAGGTAGTGTTCTTTGGAATTTAGTTCTTTCTAAATGGTGGGGTTCTACTACTAATCCTGTTTTTAGGTTGGTTCTAAAAGGTACAAATTGTTCTATTATTTTAAATAATGTGTGATCTATATATTGGATTTGTTTTATATAATCTAGGTAATTGTATCTTCTTTTAACTCTTTTAAAATATGTATCTTTTATAGATTTTAAGTCTCCATAATTTGAAGATGTTTGGGCTGAAGGTAGGGGAGAACCTATATAATCATCTAACCTAAATGAACCTAGTTGATAAATTATATCTTCATTTATTTCATTAGTAGGTGAAAAAAATATTCCTAAATCTTCAAAATCTTGTGGTTGTCTGTCTAATGTAGATGTTTCAAATTTTTTAAAGGGTGATAATATATTTTCGTTAACAGTTCCCGTATCTATTCTAACTTTTTCACTTGTTGTTGAAATACCTACAGTATCAGGGGTGGGTAAATAATGGAATTCTAATACTTCTTCCCAAGTTTGAGAAGCCATAGAACTTGATACTCCATCTTCCATACCTAAGAATGATACATCTATATTAGGGTGGAAACTGGAACTATTTTCTTGATCATTACTACCTAAAGGTAATCTAAGAATTAAATTTTCATAGGAAGAAGAAATACTATTACCCCCATACATAAATGGTTCAAGGGCATGTTTTTTAAGAGTAGTAGTGTTTAAATTTTCTCCTAAATATATTCTAATTTCTTGCATTGAACCAGAATATCTTAAACCATCAATACTATTAAAATTTGCGTTTGTATTAGCAGGAATACCCCCAAAGAAAGCATTTTTAGCTCCTTTATGGTTAAGACCCCAACAAAACTGATAATTAGGTGTAGTAGAAGAAGTAGTGAAAGAGGATATATGCTGGTTAAAATTGGCTTGATAAGCCCCAAATGTTATTTCAGCTTCATTTGATGAGTTTTTATTTGCGTTTATAAATACATTCCAAAAATCGCCATTAAAAATAGGAAAATATGGGGTTACTTCAACATCACTTCCCGCTCTGTGTAATGCTATTCTTCCATATTGAGTTGAATCATTAGAAGAAGAAATATCATTGCCTGTATAAGGTTGTAATATTAGAGATTGATCATTAGCTGGTGCATAATTGGACCCATCAGTTGAAGAACCAGATAGTGTAAATAAATGTTGGTTATCTTCTAATCTATAAGGTTTAATTCTAAATTCAATTGTTTCTTTCCCTTGTTGGGTAGTAGTAAAATAAGTATCTGCTAATGCTGATGAAAAGTTTGTTTTTACAAAAAATCCATTAGTACCTGAATCACCCTTTAAAGCTAAACTGGCTTTTTCGTATTTAAACGTTTTATAATAATCAGATAAATCTAAATCTTTTAGACGTCCTGAAGTAGTAGTAGAACCTCCATATTCTTTTATACTTAAAATACTTGAAGGAATACCATAACAACTCATTAATGCTTTGATTCCTCTTTCTGTTCCTTTTGTTTTTAAAAGATAAGGTGCATTATGATATAAACGTTTCCAAATTTCTTTTGTTATATCATTTTTAGGAATTGAGCCTGCGTTTGAGGCAGTTACTATAGTTTCAGAAGGGATACCTGATGAAGAATAAAAATTTTCTACATCATATTGATTACTGCCTGTACCTTCTCCTAGAATGTATTCTAAAAGATTAGAATTTTCAAATTGATCGAAAGCTTCTAGTCCTAAACTTTTTAATTGATAGTAAACTATATCTTTAGATATACCTAGTGTATGGTGAGAATTATTTATTTTTGTTATTTCATTTATATAAGACCATATAGTATCAAAATGTTGACCTACCATATTTACAAAACTTACATATAGATTATTTTCTGAGTTTTCTTTTATAAAGGTAGGAATAGTTTTTTCTAATGCATAAACATTTTGTTTATCAAATAAAGAAGCTGATAGTAATTGACCCCCATAATTAGGGTAGTCTGATCTATTATCTCCTAACCAGGTTTTAGCTTGGGATGAAGTAACAGAATATAAAGTATAAGGTCTAGTTGTGTTTTGTTTTGGCCACGAAAAAGCACCTGATTCAAAATACAAGAATTGTTCATATCCATCAAAACCTTTTATCAAGTTTTCCTTTTTATCATTGATAGTATTTCTAGCATAAATTGTAGTAGCAGATGATGAAGCGTTTCCGGGGATACTTTGGTTGGTTGTTATTTGCCTATCATATAACTCTATTAATTCTAATTTATATTTAAAGTTTTTTAAACGCTCTGAAGCATTACTAAAATGAACAAAATTGTCAAAATGATAGGGTATATCTATTCCTTGAAGATTTTCAGGTATAGGTCTTATATAATCATATTGAATGTCTAAATCTAAACCTGGAGTTTCTAATTTACTTAATAAGTGTTGATATGAAGATGTTACATTATAACTCAGTAATTCATTATAACTTTTAAAACCACTAGGGACAGAATTATTTTGTCTAATGTCAATATGAAAATTAGGACCCCTTAAAGGAATTCCTGTATCAATTAGTTGTGGATCTCCTAAATCTATATCAATAAAAATAGGGTCTACTATTTCTTCAACAACCTTAAATGGTGATTTTGTTGAAATGATATTAGGTAGGGGATCTAGAGTTTTTAATAAAACTTCATGCCTAATGGGTTCTTTATTCAATAATACATTAATGCAAGGTATTAATAAATCGCCCCCAAAATTAATTGAAAATTCTTTAAAATAAACAGATGATTCTATATCCGAAATAAATCCACTTACTGCATTATCTAAAGTTGGGTTAGTTACTGTAGGTGATGTTGCTTTAATTTCTCTTTTACTTGTAGATATTTCTTTTAATAAAAAAGGAAATTCATTAGAATTAAAAACTTTATTTCTTAGTATATTTAATTTAATTCTAAATTGTCCTGTAATAAAATTTCTGTCTGTTAAAATTTTATTAGGGTCAATTTGTATATTATTAGAAGTAGTTTGTGGTTCTTCAAGAGTAAGAGAATAATCTTTAAAGTTTTCTTCTGAATATATTAATTGGTTATTGTTATTATATATGTGTAATTCTATATAATCATCAACTTTTCCAAAATTTCTATCTATAGTTTTAGATGAAAGTGTATCTAATATTAGTGTATCTTCTTGAGTTTCAGATATATTAGTAGACTGGTTTGTTTCTTCTTCTGGTAATTCAGTAGGGTTATTATTAATAACAACAGCAGGGCCACTTATATTATTACCTCCACCACCTCCTGAATATTGGTCAAATTGTATGTAGTTTTTAATCATACTCTGCTGTTTGTATCTAATTTATTTAACTTTTGATCTATAACTTCCAACTGTGAAGAACTATATCTATTAAGATATAAAGTAATATTATCGGTTCCTGCGTCGGCTGGCGGTGTATAAATATCATCAAAAGTAAATATTGGTGGTCCTGCCGGTAAAGAAAAGATTTGATCTATAAATATTATAAAATCTTGATCACTTATTTGGTTTGAATTAGTATTAATATTTTTACTAAGTCTATTTTTTATACCTTTATATACTTCTATATTTTGGATAGGTCTTCTTTTTCTGGATTGAATATAGAAAATATTACCTTGCTGTACAGCTGCGGATGCATTATTTTTATAAATAGAGTCAGCTATAACTTTTCCATTTTTAAGATAAGGATGTTCTTTTTCTATAGAATCTATTTGGTCTTTAATAGAATTTACTTCTTGTTTTAAAGTACTAATTTCTGCATCCAGGGGGTTTTTATATCCTCCTATATAATTTCCACTTGTCCCCATAAATTTACTAAGAGTTTCTCTATCTATATTATAAAAGAATTTATTTAGTAAATTAAAAAAATCTTTAGTAGTATATTGGGTCAAAATAAATTCAGTAAATTCTTCGTCTAATTCTTCTAATGCTGTTCTTTTTCCATATAATTCTTTATTTAAATTTATATTATAAGGAAGTTTTTCTACTGAATATTCTGTTTGGCTTGTAGGCTCTATAATAGGTAAGGTTGTAATCTCTGTATCGGTAGTTATTACTTCTTGTGAAGGGTTTTTTAAAGACACAGGATTACCAAATGTATCTCTTGGCCCCTCATATTTAGAGACTTTAGAAGTTTGTGGTTTTTTAGATGTTTTAAATTTATAAGCCATTTATTTTTTGTTACCAAGGTACCCAAGTATCCCATAAATATAGGGGATATCCTGCTCCATTGTAAGTTCCATTTTTTGTTCCTTTTTTATATCCTACTGTTTGGAAGCCGTAACTTCCTATGGTTTTTATTCCTTTATGTCTTAATCTTCCAGGATTATAGTAATCATCATTATTAGAATTAGCTGTCCAATTAAAACTATCATCGCTTTTCTTTTGGGGTAAATTAAATTGTTCTAATCTATCATTATCCCATATATAACAAGGGAAATTTTTAATGTTATCTAAAAGATCTTGTGACCACCCCCAATTTTTTACTGTGTTATAAAGTGTATTAGTCATAAAAGGAGCTGGTTGTTTATTTTCTTTATCTAAAGATAAAAGTATAGTTGAATTTCCTATATTTCCTACTAACATTACATAATCACTATTTGCCCTAAATATAGGTTGACCATAAAATTCAGGTCTATAATATATGTTAGTAGGATCATTAAATACTGTTTGTTGGAGATTATCTTCATGGTTTTGGTCTCCATAAAGGCCCGATCCCTTAGGATAAATTATTCTTGTTCCATATGAGCTTTCTTCTTCACCTAAAACACCTACTGCTATTTTAAAATTAGAGGGTAAACCATTTAAAACTTTCCAATTCTCTGAGATTTCATCTGAGTTATATGTGTCAGAATCTCTTCCTAATTCTTTATAAAGAACTCTTCCTTCAATTTTAGAAAATCCTTTATATTTGCCATTAATACCCCAGTTTTGAATATAATTTTGAACATTATTCCCATTATATTGAACTGTGGGGGTAGAGTAGTCTACATTTTGTGGAACTCCATCCACAAATGTTTGTTCATCGTTGTTTCTTCCTATTCTGATAATGATTTCTTCGTTTCTATCAAGAGTTAAAGGGACATTAAATGGTGTTTCACCAGGAAGTTCATAAGGATCATCAGTATAATTTTTACCATAATATCTTATACTACAACCCCCATCATAATAAAAAAGCGCATTTGGTTCTGATATTAAGTTATCTGAAATGTCTTGAATTTCAGTACCTTGACATCTAATTTTTATAAGATAACTAGAATAATTTGCAGTAATTAATGTATCTTCTACATCAAGAGCTTGTCCTGTAATATTTAAATCACTAGTTGTTTCTATAGCTCTTCCCTCATCTATTCCATTTAATTCATCTAAATTTACGTAATATAAATCACCATATAAATTACGGCCTTCAAAAGGTAAATCTAAAGCTTTTCTAACTACTTTATATATTTCTTCGTTTTTAAAAGGTCTTTTATAACCTTCTTGCATTATATATACAGTATCGTTTCCATCATATTTTTTACCATTTTCACCTGCTATTAGGAAAGATCCATTATCATATATAGGGTGTTGTCTAATTTCTGGTTCTAATTGTTCATCTAATTTTTCATTTAAAAAAATAATTTCATCTGTTAGATTATCTATTTTGTTTTCTTTATTTTGATTATTTAAATAGTTAATGTAGTTATAAATTTTTTCAACAATAGTTGAATGAGAATAGGTACCAGTTTTAGGAGTATTATAAAAAACTTCATCATATACATTTTGGATTTTATTAATATCCACTTGTGTATCTGATTTAGCTAATTGGTTAAAATCTTTAGTATGTAAGTTATTAGATTCCCTATTACTTATAACAGATTTTTGAAGTTTTATATTTTGTTTGGCCATTATCTAACAACTTTAAAATAATATTTATCATCATATATTTTAGTACCATCATTATTAATGTGTTTAAATAAAACTCTATAATATCTTTCTGGTTGAAGACCTTTCATATATAATTTAAAAAACATACCTTCGTTATCCGCACTTAATTTAGTATAGCTAGTATCAAAGGGGATTATTTCTTGTTCTGTATGAGCATCTCTTACACTATAATAAGATGATGTAGTAAAATACCCTGTGTTTAAATAATTTGAAGATGATGCAAATTGTCTAACAGGGTATTTATCCCTAACATGTATTCTAAAAATCGCTTCATCATTTTGGTTATATTCTTCTTGATTTCTATACAATGAAACATTTAAATCCCCAGATTGTTTTGAACTACCTGTGTATGCTGAAGGGAATGAACTATCATCCCATTTAAAAACTAATTTAGGGGGATGTATGGTATGAGTATCTACTGAAAAATATTGTAATTCACCAAAACTAGCTGAGGTATTTTCTTCTATAGTTTTTGGTTTTTTAATTAAGAATCCATTATTTTCAATACCTGTGGGGTAAGTAGCACTAGTAAATAAACTAGCACTAAACTTTTTTATTATATCAGTTACATCAAAATTAGTATCCAAAGAATCTCCTATTAAAAATTGTTGTGTAGAGGTAAACCCACTACCAGTATACCATACCCCTCCCCCTTGGGTTATGGGAGATGAACTATCTACAGATCCAGTTGTGTTTGAGGCAAAACTTGAAGTAGTCCATTCAGTAGCTACTGTAGTATTATTTCTATATTTCCAACTAGCACCATTAGAGCCCGTAGGGAAATTAGAGTATCTACCTGTACCTTCATCCCACGATTGAGATACTGCAAATAATTCTAAATTTAAAGTAGATAATAGGTTTTTAGGTTCTGCTGCTATTAATTGTAAATTAACTTGGGCTGAAGAATTAAATGTTGAAGATCCTATTAAATTTTCAATTGTTGATCGAATATCATCATTTTTAAATTTTATTAAAATTCTTGATGGATATAAAACTTGGTTTATTGTACCTCGTTCTTTTACAACTTCAAGAATTTCATCACTACCTACATTCATTTCTGATCTATCAGGGTGACTATATAAAGTTGTATCTATTTCTGGAAATAAAAAGTAATGTGCCATTTTTAATATGTTGTTACGCGTCCTTTAATATCTGTGTCTGGGTATTTAATTTCAAAAATACTAGGATCTAATGAGGGATAAAGTACTTCATTTCTAAGAGCTGCTTGTATAGGATAAATATATTGTGAGTATCCACTTATAGTTCCATTTTTATTTGAAAATGTAATATTCTCTACTGTTTGTACTCCATTTACTCCTCCTATTAAATTCCTAACATCAGATAAAATAATTGGTTGGTTTATTTGCCATTTATCTATGTTAAAATAATTTTTAAGTTCAGCAATACAATCCAATAGTATCTTTTGATTATTATAATTTTTAAATACGGTTATTTCAAAATCAATAGCTATATTGATAATAAATGCATCCTTAATATTAATGGCATCTGTTAGCATTCTATGTTCTTCTAGATATGTAGCTAGATTAGTTTTGGTAGCTGTATTTAGGGTACTTAGTTTTTTATTAGAATCATATCCTAAAGTATATAAGTTTAGAGCTAAAGGATTTGGTATGCGGTTGGGTTCAGTAGTTAGCGGAGACATTTGATCATCTTGTGTTATATATGCTTTCGCTATGGTACCAAATTGTGGGGGCATGCTTAAACTTCTAATGATATAATCGTTTTTAGTTACTGTTCTATTTTGAGTAGAAAAAGAAGATATTGCATTAAGTCTAACATCCTCTATACTATCTCCTGCTCCCCCTCCTTTGGCTGCTTCTACATTTGTAGAACTTACAGAAGATTTTACAAAAGTTAACATACCAATATTTAAATTAGGTTTATTAGTAATTAGTAAGGTTCCAGGTTGTGTTATAGTATTACTATTTACGTTAGAGGATAACCCCCCACCTACTAAATAAGTTACAGTTAGTGTTGTATTAGATGGAACCTGACCGTAAGCTTTTGTATATAAAAAATTAGAGGGGTCATATGCTACATCTAATTTAGATCTACCATCTTTTATTCCTAAACCTATATTATCAGGATTAGGAATAATTTGTTCATCTGCTTTATCACTTATACCAGCACCAAATTGAATTTCCATTTGATTGTTTGGTTTAACTCTAGATATAAATCTTCTTGGAACCTTTTTTAATTTAATTAAATAAGGAGTTTCTCCACTATATTGTTGTAGGAGAGGATCATTGGCCCCTATATTTTCTACTTGTTCAAATATAGTATCTTGAGCTAAATAAGGTACTTCATGGTAAATATTTCCATCTGAATCAGTTATTGATTCTATTGATATAATATTTGTATCAAATAATGTTAATGTTTTAAATTTTTCAGGTGCGCCAATAGTAAATGTTTGAGTTTTAGATTCAGCTGAAATTGAGGGGACTGTTTTTTTAATAAGATAATATTCTGGATTATTTGAACCATCATATTGAAAAATACTTATATTATTTATGGATGATGAATAAGTAAAATCAGCATCTTGAGTTGTATAAAAAATAGATCCCTCTGTTGAACCAAATGTTGAATTAGCTCTAATATTTAAAGCGTAATCATAATCAGGAACATAAGTATCATTTACTATTTTAGAGGGTACTAATTGGGATATATCTAAATTGGTACTTGCTGCTGAGGTTGTTTTAGGTTTATACCCCATAGCGTACGCCATATTATAAAGATTTTCTTTATCTTGGGCTAAAGATAAAAATGTTTCTTGTATTTGGTTATCTGTGTAAAAAGATAAAACATCCCCTACATATGCAGACATTTCTAAGAACATCATACCAGGATTACCTTCACTAAAATCATTAAAATTATTAGGAAAGTATGTTTGGGTAAATTCTATTAATTGATTTTTAAATGAATTAAAATCTTTATTTAGATATTTTATTTCTTTCTCTTTAGGAGTATTTAATACTTTATTATAGGCCATTAGTTAAAATTTAATTGTATACTATCTGAAGTACCATCTAGTAAACCATAAGTTATATTTATAAATATAGTTTGTTGATCTTCTGAATAACTTAAATTCAGTTCATCAATTCTAATATTTCCCATGTATCTAGCTACTTGAGTTTGGATTTTTTCTTTTAATATAACTAAATCTATATTTTGTTCAAATAATAAATTTCTTAATCCTACACCAAAATTGGGTAAATTAATTCTTTCTCCAGGATATGTTAATAACACATCAATTAAGTTTGCTCTAGCTTGATCTGCTGTTGTTTCAGTTCCTGAAAACATATTTTCTTCATTTAAAGGAAACTCTAGCCCAATAGTGAAATCTCTATTAAGATCTAATGGGTTTATTCTTCCTGTTCCTTTAATTATAGGCATTAGTTTCCTTTTTTCTTGTTAATTGCTTTCATTAAACCACTATAATCTCTTGTAACCGCATCAGCTACTGAATCTGGCATACCTGTTGTATCCATTGGTAA